TCATTAAGCTGCTTTGCACTCCATTCTTCAGCAAGAACAACCCTGTATGAGTTTTCAGGAGTAACGTTTACATTGCCGCCAGTAAGCTGTTTAATAAAATCTGAGTCAAATCCTTTGCCTTCTATTTTTTTTGCAATATCGGTATATGATACATTTTTTGTTACAATATTTGCTTGTGAAGCAATAGCATCTAAAGCTGGGGCTAAATCGCCAGCCCTAGCTAAGTTAAACACTTGGTCTGGTGGTAATAACTCTTTAGGTAAATTTTCACCTTTAACCACTTTAGGTAATTTTTCTAATTTTTTCTTTGATTTTTTAATTGCAGAATTTAATTCTTCTGGCGTAATAATGGGTTCTTGGTCTAATTTTTTATTAATGTCAATAGGTTTAGGCTGAACATTTTCTGTAGCTCCAAGAGTTACTTCCGTCAATGCAAGGTCGTTATCAGGTTGAGTTGTTGCTTCAATTAATTCTTTAGCTTCGGTTTGATTTTTAATATCATCTGCCGTTTTTGCAATTGATAATTTTTCTTCTGCACTAATCTTTTTAATTGTAGGTTGAAGTTTTCTACTTTCCTTAATCACAGAAAGTTTTTTTGCCATACTAATAGCTGCCTTGCCTACTCCAGCAACTTCCTCGCTCTCACCAGTAAAGACTGAATCAGTAGCGTATGATTCTGACAGATTAAAACCTGCATTAGGCTCTGGTTCTTTAGAACCAATCATCTCATTAACTTTGGACTTAATTGAATTATCAATCATTATTTAACCTTTAATTTTTTAGCTACTTGAGCTGTTTTCTTTACAGCTGTTGTTACCGCAGGTGCTGGTGCAATAATCTCTCCAAGACCTTCTGCATATTCTGATTCTGGTTCTGGCAATCCAAGGGTATCTTCTAAAAACTTTTTAATATCCATAGCTGTTGGAAGACCTGTTGATTTTTCAGTCCCTGCTATAAACGCATCCCACTTGCTTTTACCTTCTGGCGTTTGTACAATTTCAGCGACTCCCCTAGCTATCATAATTAAATCACCGGGCAAGCCTACAGCACCTTGAACAGCACCTTTGCCTGTTGCATAAACAGCGTCTACAGGGTCTTTTTCAAAATCAGATTTAACTCCAGCCAGACCACCTGATATTGTTTCAGTAACTACTTGAACAATATCGCCTATGCCAATTGCGTCTGACATAGCGTTAGTTTTTTCTTCAGAAACTCTTGGTTGAAGATCTTCTAAATAGCCATCAATAATATCTTGTTCTAAACTCATATAATCTTATGCTTTCATTTAACCAGTTCTGGATGTTTCTCTATAAGTTCTTGATATCCCATGCGGGTTATTACTTTTGTTGCTTGATACTTTTTATACGTAGCTGTTAAAGACAATACTTTGGTAGACTTAAAGTCTTGCTTTTCTAACCACGCGTCAAACCCACCATTGTCAGGGTTAAATCTTTCTTGTGCCAATTCAGTAAACTTACTGTACTGACTTGTTAAAGCGTCAGAGTAGGCAGTTGTTGTTTTTCTCTCTTCAATTAAATCATTTAATGCATCCGTTCTTGAGTTGTAAACAAAACTTCCATCTTTGTTAGTTAGTTCTAATTTTTTTTCCAAGCCGTTTCTGTAAAATAAATTGTTTTTTCTTGTTTCTTCAGACTTCATATAAGGGTCAACATCTAGACCTGATACTTGAATTAATTTTTTTTCAGATTCTTTATAATCCGCATTCCCAATTTGCGGATATAGGTCAGATAATTTAGCTAAAGGAATTTTAGCTCCATACCTGTCAATCATTTGAGATATAGATGTTATGCGCCCATTAGCAATATCGCTTCTTGCTGTGTTCAATAAAATTTCTTGTTGGTTTGACAATACAACTGTTTTAGGCGTTGGATTCATTATTTCATCAAATTGCGCTTGAGTAAGGTGTCCCGCTATAAATAATTGTTCTGCGACTTTTCTAGCTTCGGCTCGTGGGTATTCATTTTTTACCAATTTAGCTACCTGCACCCTAGCAACTTCTTCTTTAGCTTCTTTGTTAATTTCTTTTGTTTTATTAAACGCAGAGTAATCAGCTGTTAATTTAATATAGACTTCTTTTGTTATGGCATTTTTTTCATCTTGTGGATATTCCTTCCATAATTCTGAAGCCTCACCTAAATCCCCGTCATCAAGCCTTTCCATTGTTGCGTTAAAATCTGGCAAACCAGATTCTGATTTAGGTGCATATCCATCTGCAAAGATAATTTCTTCAAATTTGTTAGCAATTGTTGTGTCCCATGTTTTATTAAACTTGTCTAATTGACCGATAGCAAAATCTTCACCACCACCTAACGCTTGCTCAAATACTCTTAGCCCTAGCGATATTTTAGATTCTTTTAACATTTCAGGCTCTAATGTAGTATTTACCATTGCCTTTGCAGCATCAATAGAATAATCAAAATTCTCTTCAGATAAAACTTTGTTATATGCAAACGTTCTTTTTTCTAACGTTTTTAATGATTCTTTAAAAAATGTATTTGCAGTTACAGCCATTGACTGTTTGAAGCTAACAGCTTCTTCTGGAGATAGCTCTGCTAATGGTTTTGAAAATCCGTTAACAATAGAATCAAATTTACTGCTAATTACATTAACGTCATTAATTTGACCAAGAGTAACCTGTGATTGAATTGAAGATAATGCTTGTTGAGCTGTAATTTCAAGCTCTGACCGTAGTTGCTTTCCTTGAATTTTACGATAAGTGTCTTGATATATTTCACCGCCACCAACTTGATTTAATAAATCCGAAACACTTTCACCACGCTGATTTGCTTGTTTGATTTGATCTAATGTTAATGGCTGAATAATAGCATTTTTAATTGCGTCTTCTTCTGCTTGCTTTCCCATTTTTTCAAATGCAAAAGATGATAGTTTGTCAAGCCCTTTTGTCATTGTTTGGGATGTGCGAAAAGCCTCTTTTACATTAGCAAAATCAAGCTGTGGCATATCAGGGGTAACCCTGCCTGTTTGTTGGTACTTAGGTAACTCAGCCATTATTTATTTGTTCCTAGGATAAAAAGATTTATCTACTACAGGTGCTTTAGTTACAGTCGTCCAGATGAGGTTTGACCATAAGCGTAGGCAGCAGTTCCTAATTTAGCAATAGCATCAAAATAAGAACTGGATTTAGCTTGCTTCCCAGCAGCTTTGTATATTGATGATTGAGAATCCCCAAATGAAATTGCAGCTGCGCTAGACTGATTCATAATCTCAATATCTCTACCAGCAACTTTTTTATTTCTTTCTTGTATGAGTTTTGCAGAACCACTAAAGCCTTGCGCTCCACCAGCAAACCCTTTAGCTGCTGCCGTTGCATTAGTTTGTAGCATACGCTCAAACAACATATTTGCTTGTTGCTCATATTGCAAAGCATCACGACTAGCTTTTAATTTAGCTTGTTGTGCTTGCAATTTATACATTTCATTTTGGCTCGAGCCTTGCTGTATTGACCCAAAAGCAGATATAGCAGATGAACCCATTGCTATATAAGGAGCTGCTGCTTTTATGAAAGGAATTGCTGCTGCCATGTTAAGTCCCCTGATTAACCGCTATTTTATATTCCATACCAAGTAAAGTAAACTTTAATGGAAGGGATTGTGTAACTGTAATTCTAGCATCAGTGCTATAGCCTAGTATGCCATGGATAACTTTAATTCCTGTAAAGTCTGGAATAATTGAGTCTAACATTCCAGCCGTATCAAATTTTCTAAATGAAACATTTTTGCCATTAATCTTCATGTGCTGAGTATCTAAAACCATTGCATTAACTTCAACAATGCGTTTTTTAAATCCAATCCTAGTGCCAGACCTTAATGCTAATTCAACTGGCATTGTTCTAGCTTCAACACTAATAGGTAAGCCTACTTCATAACTGGCAGTAGAGTCCCTAGGGATGCTCACAGCACCACCAGTAGCCACTGTTTCATCGGCTTGAACCAATCCATCCAGTAAAAGATTTACGGACTTTCCAGCAAGCTGTGGTGCTGATACGGATGATACAGCACCGCCTGTTGTGGCGCAGTCTGTTAGTAGTCCTTTTTCAAACTTCTCTATGTAATATTCAACAACGTCTTCAATGGTCCGTTTTACAACCACATAAATGTCATCAATGTCAATGCCGACTTCAATAAACTCGCCACTAGATGTAATAAGCTCTGATGGTGCAATAACGTTCTGAGAACGAATTAAAGAAAAAGCAGCCATCGTTCCATCTAATTCATTAACAACAAACAGCAAATCGTTTTCGTCTGTGTTAATGCCACGCCTTAGCGCAATGCGTTTCGGTGTCTTAAGCAAGTGACCAGCAAGCAATGAAATCTTACTTGTTAGGTATGTTAATGCAGTGTCGTTATACGTTACTTCATTTAGCATTTTGCCTTGACGATGAATAAACATAACGCCAGATTCTAGTTGCTGAACTCTAATGCCGGGCTTACTTCCATTTCTACCCGCGGTCGCTAAGAAAAATGCAGACGGAGTAATAGGCTCTAGTCCTTGTTGCGGGACAAAGAACTCACTGCCAGTAGTGAACACCTGTAAATCTTTTGTAGAAATCATGTCAGTAATAGCATTGTAAGTATTGGTGTCTAACGTTGCCTGTACTGCGTCATCATCAAAACCTTCTGTTGCTTCAAAATCAAAGAACAGCCCAACTTTAGAACCCCATATAGTAGAAGGTCTTGATTTGCTTCCACCAAAATATAAGCGACCTTGATGGAATGTTACTGTTCTTTGGTAGCCTTTAGTAGCAGACCATACTGCTTCATAGCCAGTTTCTAAATCCCAATTTCCATTAGCAATAGCCGATGTACTAAAGAATGGGAACTCTGTTACTACGTTTACTTGGGTAGCACTCTTGTACTCAATAATTTTTGCCCTGCCTTGTGGAGTAGCATTAATGTATTGTCCAACATGGCCTACAAGAAAAATGCCACTAGATGCGTTAATTGTTACTTTTCCTGAAACCGCAGTAGGAGTAATAGTTCCTGCTGGATTAGTAGTTGTTACAGTAAACGCATACTTAGGTACACTATCAAATACCAGTGTACTTGCTGTCCACGTTGCATCAGAAGCACCACGTACTATTTTAATAGGCGCAATGTCTTCGTGTACAAGAATTAAGGTATCGGCAGATTGCGTCCAGCACATTTCATTCAAAGATGCTGATGGAAGTGTTAAAGCTAGGTAGTCATTACCGCTTCCGTTAATGTCTTCAACTAAAGCACCATCTTTAAATACGTGCATACGGTTATGCGTGAAACACAACATATAGCTGTCAACAGTAGAGAATTCAAACGACACCAATCTTGACCCGTTTGCAACTGAGTCAGCTCCAGTGTTAGGCAATGTCATTAAGTAACGAGTGCCAGACCTGCGAGTAATCCCGCCCTGTGGTTGGCATATAACGTTAGTAGCTTTTTCTAGTGAGTTGTTGTAAGTCGGCAATTCAACGCGAGCGCGTAAAAGTGGATCTAATTCACCACCAGTAAAGTTTGTCTGCACTGTGACAAAGCGAGCCATCTAGTTCCTTACTTGAGTTAGTGAAAAGTCTTTAATGCTATTTACTGGTTGATTCATTCCATCAATGTTCATTGCTGTACGCATATATCCACCACGTCCATTATCGCCGGGCGTACCAACCGCCATAACTCTCCAGTAATCAGCTTTATCTAACTGGTCAGTAACAGGAAATGCAATGTGTGCTGCTGTTAAGTATTTTAGAAACTGAACAAACCATACTGGCATTTCAGATTCAGGTACTGAGTATTGATAATCAACATAGATAACTTCTTGGTTAGTTAAAAGTTTAGACCCCATAATACGGTAAGCCGTAATTGGGACTTGATTTAATCCACTGGAGTTATACACAGCTCTTGGTGAACCAAGTCTATCTGCTGCCATTTGATACTCATATTTATATTCGTTTGCTGGTGTTGTTACCAGTCTTGCTAGTTGTGTTTTCTTAAAAGAAAAACTCCACGGATAAACCATAAGAGCTTGGTCGCGAAGGTCTGGATATAGTCGGTCACAAATAGATGCTCCGTCAGAGCCGTCAGTAAAAGATGAAATTGGGTCAGCACCTAGCATTAATAATGAGTCAGAACAAATTGATAAAGCTGAGTTTGCGCTTGCCATAATAGCCTTTACATATAAGAGTAGCTACCCCACATTAAGCAGGGTAGCTATATTACAATATTACCTAGTCACTGTCTGTATTTGCTAAGACAGTACCATCATTTACATCCACAACGCCAGCAGCGTTAGAAAGGACGTAATTGAGTGAAGCAACAGCAGTACCGCCTGTTGATGTTACACAGTAGATTAAATCACCTACACTTAGCTGGGTAGCTAAAGCGTCAAAGTAACCACTTGTATTAACAGTAGCAACTGTGTCAGTTGTTGAATAAGCATAAATAGCTGGTGAATTACCAGCTTTAGATGCCGCTACGGTTGAAAAACCAATTGATGAATAAGCCATTTATCTATTCTCCTTAAGATTCACGAGCAACGATAGACACAATGCCTTCAGCGTCAATAGTTGTTGCGCCAGCAGAAAACATAGATGCTACCAAGAATGATGTTTTTTCTGGCACATAGTTAATTTCTGTTTTTGGTGCAATACCTTCGCCATAACCAATAGCATCTTTATGGAAAGCAAAACAAGTACGGTCTAATGACCCGTCAATTGCTAAACCGCCTTCATCACGGTCACCAATTGTGTAGAACTTGAAGCCTAAGAATGTATCTAGTTCACCGTTTACTAATGCTTTAACTGAATTAAAGTCAGAAGATGTAACAGCTGTTTCAGCTAATAAAGCCTGTAAGCCGTTTGAGTGAATAACAATACAACGGTCTGCTGGAGGTACATTATTTTTATCCATCAAACCTTTTGCTTGGCGTAGTTTTGCTACGTTCATATTAGTATCAGTTCCACCAATATCGTTGCCTACTGCTAGTGATGTGCCTGATGCAGCTAATGCAGCAAGAACCAATTGGTCTTGACGACGACCAATAGCGTTACCTAAAACTTGAACAAGCTCTGAACGCTCGTCAAAGTTTACTTTTTGTTGGCTGAAAATGTCGCTATATTCAGCAGCAATCCAGTCTTCTAATGTTAATGTTACGTTTGAAAAGCCAACGTTTAATGGTGTAACATCTGTTTGACCCACACGAGGTGTAGCAACGCCACGACCTACTTTAGGGAATTTAACTGTAGAACCTTCCACTCCTTTACGCTGACGTACAGCACCTACCAACATTGCTTTGCCTTGGTATGCTTGCTTAACTTCTGCGTCAAAGAGGGTGGTAAATGCGTTTGACAATGCAATACTCATTTTTGTATCTCCTGTAACGGTTTAATATAAAGTTTTTTGTGCTGTGGTATGCCGCGGAGCGGGCCATTGCTTGCTAATTACGTTAGCCATACGTCAAGTTCTCTTGCATTGTGGGTCACAGATGTGATATGCCACAGTAGTGTTATAACACACTATTATTTATAATGCAATATTATTTTAAATATATATTAAAAAGACCCAATTAAGGGCCTCTTTACTAATCTCCGTACACTTGGTTAAACAGTCGCTCTACTTTCTGTCGATACGCTGGGTCTGATTGATACTTAGGGTCTGCTACCATTGAATTAAGCTCTGTCTTAGATGGTGCGCCATCAATAGGAGCTGAGTTTGTAGGGATTCTGCCTTCATAAGTTTCACGCAACTTCATTAATGCCTTGATACCTTTTGCAGTTCCGCCCATGATTTTAAATTCCTCAAAGTCGTCTTTACCCCAGATGCCTTTATTAACTAATCCAGCACCCCATTCTGTCATGCCTTTAATCATACTGTCAGCGTTAGCACCCAGCTCTTTTCTTTCTGCCGCTGCGTCAAACTGAACTTGCTCTTGTTGCTGGCCAGTCATTTCAACAATAGGGCCAACTAATCCGTCCAATGCTGCTTGACTTAATCCATACTCTTTTGCCCATGCAGCAACATGACCACGAACAGGGTCATCTTCTGGAGTGCTAGAGAATGATGACATATCATAGTTGCCGTCAGCGGGTGCTTTGTGATTCCCTTGACTGATTTGTTTCCGCAAGTCTGTCCATGATTTAGCCATAGCTTCCATGTCTGGAGTTGCATCGTCTTTTTTCCAAAAGTTTTCTGGAAGCCACTCTGGTCTTTCTGCTGGTGTTTCGATTGGTTCTTCTTTTAAATGACTAATGTCATTAGATGTTTCGATTTCCTCAGTTGATTCACTTGTAATATTATCCAATAAGCCTTCAACGGGTTGCTCTCCGTCTTGGGGTTGGTTAGTTTCATCCATTATTTATTTTCCTTGGCTAGTTTAATTCTATTTTCTAAATCCCGTACTACACTACATTGACCCTCGCGATAAAACGCATAACTTGGGTCAGCTCCCGGCACGGCAACAGGGTGTTCTATAATAGTCTGGCGTAACCAAACCATAAGTTTTTTACCTTCTTCTGAAGATGCAAGTACACGAAAACATAATTTACTTAAGTCTTCGCGCCTTTGCATTTCATCACGAACGTCTGTTTGTTGAGTTTCTAATCCTTCCCATCCTTCATCCATTACATTGCGCCTCCTTGTTGGATAGCTTGTTCAGCTATTTGTCCAGCAAGTTCTGGTTGCTCTTGCGCTACTTGTTGAGCTTGTTGCGCCATCTGCTCTTTCATTAGCTGACGTTCTGCTGCTGAGTTTCTAACGGATTGTGGTATAGCCATCTTGTCTGCAACTAAATCTAACAGCATATCTGTCTTAAGCATCATCTGACCTTCAGGGCCAGCTTGTTGTACAATTTGCGCGTATTGTAAAATGTTTTGCACATCATCCATATTTTGTGACATAGCTAACGGAGATACTGGTGTTACTTTAATTTCAAGACCATTAACTTTTAATGGTAAATCAATGATGCCCCGCTCGTCCATAATCTGTAGAATCTTTTCTACTAATGGAATCATCGTTTCATTTATTAATCGACCAAATGCAGAGCCTAAGTTTTGTGATAACTGTTTCATACGCTCAATTACTTCTGTAGCAGAACGTGCTGACATATTATCTGGTGGTAATGATTCATCTAATAGAATAGATTTAATATTCATACGCAAGTCATTCATGATAATCTGCGATACATTAAAATCACCTGAACGTGGTAGTGGTTTTAAAGATTCACCTTGTGGGCCACCGTTACGTGCAACAGGAATAATAACACCCGGAGCAATAGTAACTGTATTTGGATTAAGGACACCATCGTCAGCGGCTGTATAAACACCAGCAATAGCAATGGATGCGTTTTTAAGCACCAGCTCCAACACTTTGTTAAGCGTCTTAATGTCTGGCAGTGCTGTAATTAACGGGCCACGACCATAGATTTCACCAGCTACTTTCATGTAGCGAGATACAACCCACGGGCTGTACTTCATTCTACGATAAACAATCTCAGCTTTTGATTCTTTGTGTATAACATGGTAGCAGTAGTCACCGCGTTTAGCATCAAACACAGTAGCTTCAATAAGCTCAACGTCTTCTGTTGGCTTGTTTTCTATTTTCTTTTGAAGATCAGTTGGTATCTTGGCATCTTTCCATTGCTGGGTAATGGCCTCACCTTTTAAACGCATACGTCTATACACGTTATCAACCTGACCATTAGCACCTTCTTCAAATGCAACAAGAAACTGTGGTACAGGAATAAAGTTGATTGGTGTAACATCGTCACCCGGCTGTACCATCATAACAGCTGTACCAACGCACAGGTCTAGCAACGCTTCACCAATAGCAATATCAAAGTTTGATTGCTTAATAGTAGCAAACATCTTTTCTGTATACACATCTAGTGCTGCTTGTGCTTCATCTTTACGGTCAGGAGGAATGTCTGTGCCAGCTTCAAGACGACACCACTTGCTGTGCGGTGGGAATATACCTGATTGCATACGGTTTGCAAATCGTTGTGTAGAGTTAATAGCAGTTGCATCAAACACACGATTCATCTTCTTACTGCCACTTACTTTGCCATCATAATATCCGTCATACAAATTACGTTGTGGCAATGCAAACTCATAAGCCTCGTCATACAGAGAACGAAAATCCTCTTTCTTTACTAAAGCAAGCTCATGCCGTTTTAAAATATCTTCTGGTTTTAATCTCATTTCAGCCATTACCGCATCTCCGCATCTTTTAATAATTGTCTTTTTTCAAGTCTACTTGGCATTGACTTTCTTCTACTTTCCAGAGCTGGCTGTTCTTCTGCATCCATAATAGTATGTATCTCTTGAGAGCGTTTATTTAGTTCTTCCCCAGAATTATACATAGGCCATTTACCAGAATTGATTTCCTTTTTCCAGATGTTATACAAATCATCTTCTGAGTGTTTTGTACTACCATTTACATAGCCAGGCACTGAAACAAACTTTCCTTTGTAAGCCCCTTCCATAATCTGAATCCCTGTTGAGTAGACGGTAACGGGTCTGCCTCTTTCGTCCGTCCCAACATTTCCAGAAGAAATAGTATCTCTATGGTATTTTACAATATTATTTTCTTGCTCAGTCAATCTCATTTCAGCCATTATGTTCTACGCTTTCCACCGAGCATTGCCCCGATACCTAAAACATCATCACCACCAAGTTGCGGCCCTCTAGATAATTTTGACGCATCAGGACTCGCTGAACCAGCTAATAATCCACCAGTTGCTCTGCCTAGTCTTGATGACACTGCTTTTTTCTCACTAAGTTCACGTCTGCCAGTATCTACTGTTGATTTAGTTTTATTTTTCTGGTCTTCAAGAACCATTTTAGTTCCGCGTCGCGCCCAGCTACGTTTGGCTTTAGCACCATACAAACCTAAGATGGCATCTGTGTAAGCGTTATCAGTGTCTGTGTAAAAACTTTCAGACTTAAACACTCCTTCGCCAGCACCTTTTGCTTTTAGATAATCAAATCTATTAACATACCCTATCCCAGCCATTCTTGCTGCAGCGGGGTCACTAAACTTAGAGATTAAGTTTGAGTTCATAGCCTCATTAAGGTCAAGACTTCTTTCTTTAGTAGCCATGATTAAGAGCCTAGCAATTCGTCAACGCCTGATTCAGGGCTTAGACGGTCTTCTGACAATAACATACGGCTACCACCACGAGTGCGTGACATTTTACGGCTTGATTCTTGTGCCGCTAAATCTCGCTTTTCTTCTTCAGCCTGTGTACGCAGCTTTTCTGTTTCAATTCGTTGTTGTTCCATCTGCGCTCTTGCTGCACTTGTATCTGCTTTTTGACCACCAATTAAACCGCCCATTACTATCTCCTAACCATTAAGTCATAATCATATTTATCCATGCTATATTGCTTCATTGTGCTTTCAGATATAAACCCGATAGCTCTAGCCCACTTTATAGCCCGCAAGTCTGTAGTTTTAACAGTTATTTGTAATCTATGCAAGCTCATAGATATCTTGCAGATATCAGTAAATGCAATTCCCACCTTAGTTGTTGCAATTGGTCTACGTCTAGCAGTGTCACCAATGACCGACCACATCTCTCCAACGCCTTCCCACAGTAGGCAACAGCCAAATACAGCAACTGGTTCTCCATGCAGCAGGCATGTAATAGCAAAGCCGTGATTAGATTGATTTTCTAGCATGGCTCTAACGCCAATCATCTTTTGTGTTGACAGCCCAGAAAACTCACTGCCTTCTATAGAAAAAGCATCTTCAATATAGAATTTAGTAAATGTAACTCCCTGCAATTTTGGCAGGTGTTCGCCTATGGTATCAAGTATTGAATACATCAAAGTCAGTCATCACCGTTCTAGCCACTATTGGCTTACTACTTGAAAGAGGGCTACGGGTCATACGTTTGTGTTCACCACCACCAAGCATCAGATACCCAAAGGCATCGCCAACGTGAGAGTGTTCGTTCTTGTTTGGCATATCTCTAAAGCGTTCATGTCCTGCACCGATTGATACGCGCTTAAAGTGATAGCCACCAGCAAGTGACTTCCTTGTCATCTTACAACTTCTGTTTACAATCAAGCCGGGCTTGCCATTAATCAAACGTTGCATTGGCGCGGCTGCACCTTCTCTACGAACCTTGAAGTCATTAGAGTGTGTAGGTTGAGCGCGTAGCCCAAGAGTTCTTAGGTAATCAAATGCAGTAACTTCATAGATGGCATCACGTTGCATACCAGCTGGGTCACCCCACATCATGATCTGTGCTTTAGGGTATTTAGCATTAAGCTCTGCAAGTAACTGCTGCCCAAACCGTTCAAGCCCCATGTCTTCAGTAACAATTTCATGAAGAATAACCCACCGATTGTTTGGGAGTCGCTGTCCAAGCACTGCCGCTGGAGTTAAACCAAAGTCAACACCGATTTGTAATGGTAATGATTCGTCATACTCAACGTCACCGCACATAAGGTTGTCATCATATTCGGGCCATACAGGTCTACCTTCTTGCACGTAAGTGTATTTACCCTCAGCGTAACAACGAATCCAGTCTAGGTTCTTTCCACCAAGCATTTGCGGGTAGTAGCCAGCAGGTAAGTTGTTTAGGTTTTCTGCCCTTTCGTTAATCTTCCACCATCGACCAGAGGCGAATATGTGGTCATTAGCTTCAGGGTTGTCAGGTAATTCACCGGGGTCTACTTCGATCACACCACCTGGCTGATTAAAGAATGTCCATGCGTAGTTTCCAGTAACCTTTTCTTTCTCAGCCACCCTATGCCACCAGTGGTCATCATCCATTGGATTGGTGTCCATGAATACGCCATGCCATTTAGCACCGCCATCACGTTTACTAGGATAACGACCAACCCTGTGGGTAAGCCCATCAATTACAGCCTTTGGTAGCTCACGCGCCTCATTAACCCACGCACCTGTTAGTTCTAACGATAGCAACTTACGAACGTCTTTAGGTTGGTCAAGAGCAAGGAATATAACTTCACAATCAATGCCAGCAGCATCACCTTTAGCTGGTAGGCGTATATGATGTGTAATCGGTGGAGTCCATAACATAGGACCAAA